CCTAGCACGTTTTGATGAAATTGGTGCCGACCGTGGTCACTCTAATCACGGATACCAGGACCAAATTAGAACCGTAATGGTTTATGAGGCCTATATAAAGATCGACATCGAAGGCACCGGTATTGCAAAGATGCATCGGATCATGAAAGCCGGTAATGCCATCTTGGACATCGAGCCAGTAAACCGTCTGCCGTTTGTAACATTTGCACCACTACCTGTGCCACATAGCTTCTATGGATCTAACTTCGCTGAGAAGCTCATAGCAACCCAGAACGCCAGGACCGTCCTTACCAGGTCGATCCTTGATCACTCTATGATTACAAACAACCCGCGTTACATGGTTGTTAAAGGTGGCTTAAGTAACCCCCGGGAACTGATTTCGTCACGCTTAGGCGGCCTCGTAAACGTCACAAGACCTGACGCTGTCACCCCAATGCAGCAAGCATCTCTCAATCCGTTTGTTTTCCAAACCATCGATATGCTTGATCGAAACGCAGAAGACAACACAGGCACTAGCCGTCTTTCACAAGGCCTCTCAAAAGACGCAGTGAGCAAGCAAAACTCAGCCGCTATGGTTGAGCAACTCGCTACCATGTCGCAACAGCGGCAAAAGATTATCGCACGTAATCTGGCCTCTCAATTTGTCAAGCCGCTTTTCCACCTTGTTTATCAGCTATGTATTGAAAACGAATCCCAGGAAAAGATCGTAGATCTATCCGGTCAGTACGTAACTGTTGACCCTTCACGGTGGGAAGACAAGCGCGATGTAATGGTCGAATTACGTCTAGGTTATGGAGAGCAAGATCGTGAAGCCCAGAAGCTTCTATCTTTGCACCAAATGTTTAGCCAGGACCCGACTATCCAACCTCTATATTCACCACAAAACCGATACCAAATGCTCAAGCAAATCCTCGAGCAGCAGGGTATCTTGAATGTTGAGGACTACCTAACACCACCTGATCAACTACCACCACCTGAACCAGATCAAGCCCAGCAGATGCAAATGCAGATGGCCCAGAAGCAACTCGAGCTTCAAGAGCGTCAACAAGCCCTGGCAGAACAGAAGGCTCAGATGGATGCACAAATGGATCAGATGAAGATGCAGATGGAGCAAATGAAAGCCCAGGCATCACACGCCCTTCAAGCAGATAACATGGATCTTAAGGAAGCTCAGCTTGCTCATAAGAGACGTATCGATGAAGGCGAACTGGCAATCCTCAAGAGAACTGAGGACGTCAGGGGCATTGTAAGCCCAACAGGATAAAACGCTAATTAAGGAGAGCAGACTATCATGTTCAACGAAAACGAAGAACAGCTCATTAACATGGGCAATTCGGCTGAAGAACTTCTCAAAACAGATGTCTTCACCCAAACAGTTAATACCATGGTGGACGCTACGTTCCAGGCCTTTTGTAACTCAAAACCTGAGGAGACATCAGCCCGGGACAAAACCTACCACCATTATCGAGCGTTGGTCGATATCGTCAGTACGCTACAACAACGTGTAGCCATTAGAGATGAGATCGTAGCGAAAGCTACCAGCGACAGTGACAACAACCAAGAGGATGCTTAGCACCATGTCAGACGTGCAACAAAACGCCCCCTTAGATATAGAAGACGCCATTCTGGCACAGTGGGAGGACGCTGATAAACAGCTATCCGAAGACACGACAGAGGCAACACCTCAGGATGATCAAGAAGAGACTACAGACATCCAAGAGGTTGATGAGGATACAGAAGAAGACCTAGAAGACGAAAGTCAAGAAAACGGCCTTGAAGAAGATGAGGAAACCGAAACCGATGATGATGAAACAGATGCTGAAGATGAAGAAGAGGATGACACAGATCGTCCAACGCTTGATGACGAAGCTGAAGTTGAAGTTCTGGTGGATGGAGACGCTCGTAAAGTACCGGTTTCAGTTCTTAAGCGTCTATATGGACAGGAAGCTGCCCTCACTCGTAAGTCTCAAGAAACAGCTAAGCAACGCAAAGATGCCGAAGCTGCAATGGAGAAAAGTCACGTTGTGTTCCAGAAAATGCTTGAGAAAGCTCAGGAACGCTACAAGCCTTATTCTGAAGTCGATATGTTGGTTGCTAGTCGAAGTATGGCGACCGAAGACTTTACTCAACTTCGTAAAGAAGCTCAAAGCGCATATGACGACTTAAAGTTCTTGAATGAAGAAGCTGATAACTTCTATGGCTCTATCAAACAACAACAGCAAACGCTTCAACAAGAAGCTGCGAAGCAATGTGTAAAGACACTCCAGGAAAACATTCCCGAGTGGTCAAACCAGTTGTACAATGATATCCGGGGTTACGCTATCAGCCAGGGCCTACCAGAAGACCAGGTTAACAGTTATGTCGATCCGACAGTGATCACGCTCATTAATAAAGCAAGACTGTATGACCAAGGTAAACAAGTAGCCACAACCAAGAAAAAGGCATCCACTACAAAGAAGGTGTTACGCAGTAAACGTACACCAGACCCACAATCATCCAAGAAAGCCCAAGCCGAAAAGGCCCGGCAGCGGATGGTGAAAAGTGGTGGAAGAGACTTAGACGACATTGCAGACGCCATCCTCCAGCGTTGGGAAGCATAACAATTATACCCACAACGCCAATACGAAGAGGATTAACTCACAATGGCTATTTATCAAACCTATCAACAAATCGGCATAGCTGAGGACATTTCCAGCCTAATTTCGGACGTGACTCCTACAGACACACCCCTGTACAGCATGATCAAATCTGAGAAAGTACACAACCGTGTGTATCAATATCAGACAGATTCACTTGCGGCCGCAGGGGCCAATGCACAGGTTGAGGGATTTACTGCATCAGCCGGTACAGCTATCCCAACAACCATGATCAGTGGTAACACTCAGATCCTGGCAAAGACATTTGCTGTAAGTGGTTCGGCAGATGCTATAAAAGCCTACGGCAGAGCAAAAGAAACTGCGTTAACAATGACTTACACAGCTAAGTTAAAGCTCGTAGCGTAGTATAAACTCCGTGAACTCAGGGGAAGCCCCACCACTTTTAAAGTGAGGGTAATCCTGAGCGAAGCCTCGAAAGAGGAACGTGCAACGACTATCCAGAAATGGAGTACACCCAAGTGGGTGGAAGCGCGGAGGCCTATAACACATAGGCATGATATAGTCTGATCTCATGGGATAACCATGAGCTGCCTTTTAAGGCGGTCAGGGCCTAACGACCCCTGATGAACACAAATGATCAGCTTTCAAAAGCACTAAAAGAAATCAAGAAAGACGTAGAATTCGCCTTTGTTGGTTCATCAAATGCTGGCGTAGCAGGTGGCGCAGCCACTGCACGTGAGATGGACTCAGCTGACCAGTTGATCGATGCCTCAACAACTACAGCAGGCGGTACAGCTGCCCTGACTGAGGCCATGATCACAGGCACACACCAGAACGTCTACAACGCGGGTGGTGACCCAAGCATTCTCATGGTGAAACCCGCAGACAGTTTGATTATTGCGGGTCTAACCGGCGCAGCGGGTCGGACACGCGAGTTCAACGATGGTAACAAGACTTTGACCAACGTGGTCAACCTCTACGTTAAGGATGTAGCGTAGATTAAACTGGATGAATTGCTGGGAAGCCTAAGTCGAAAGATATGGTAATCAGCAGCCTAGCTTAGAGAGCGATCTCTTTGAAGGTTCAACGACTAGGACATACTATCTCTCTGAGATAATGAAGTCCGTACACACCAAGTGGTGTGGAAGCGTCCAGACCTACAAAACGTAGGTATGATATAGTCTAATCTCATATCGAAAGTATGAGCAGTCTGAAAAGACGGTCTGAGTGTAACGAACTTAGGCGAATAACATGATCACCCTTCGGAGAACTAAAAGTGGTTCTCAACCGCCACCAGATGACAACACATGCGTTCCTTCTGGATCCATCAATGTGGCGTACAGCGACACTACGTCCGTTCACCCGCACATTGTTGGCAAAGTCAGGCGACTCCGACACCCATATGGTGGTCGGGGAAATCGGCCTAATGCATAAGAACCCGCTTGGCTCAGGACAAATTAACGCCCTTACCTAAGCGTATCCTATAGGAGTGAGGGGGATCCCTAGTGGATTTTGCTCTCCTTACCACTACCCTCTCACACCTTTAATACCCAACCCTCAGAGGCTCCGGCCCCTGGGGGTTTTTCTATGCCTAAAAGGAGAATACGAA